AATGAATCCATACAACCATTTACTACTGCTATACATGAATTATCATCTACAGTAGCATTTGGATCATAATTGAATGCTAAATCATTAGTACAACCATATATTGTTGGAATACAAGTATCTGGTGTATTTGCATTAGGATTATAATTTAATGCCGTTGAATCCATACAACCTAAAATTACAGGTTCACATGTATTTCCACAGAATGGTATCCCTATATATTTTGTCCAGAATGGAGATTCAAATCCTTGAAGTGCTCCTTGACCATTATTTGCAAAAGGATTTTGTCCTTCATGCATTAAAACAACTCCATCTGCATTTGTTAACTTGAATGAATTGTGCCAAGTTTGGAATTGTACCTCTTCTGGTGGTTGTTGTGGTCCACCTACTTCAAAATAGAATACTTCTACTGGAACTCCTGGGTCTAATATAATATTGAAAGTCTGTTGGTAATTACCCGGTCCCATTGTATAAGTTCCAAGATTTATACCGTTTTGATAAACTCCTATAAATGAGTTACCCCATCCATCTCCTCCAGCATCTCCGATCCATAATTCATAATCACAGTCTGGTGTTAAATCCATCATTGTTGCATTTGGATTATAATTAAATGCTGTAGAATCTGTACATCCGTAAGTGTGTAATGTCGCACATGATCCATCATCATTGTTTGCTGCTGGATTAAATTCTACATAATCATCATCAGTACATCCATCTATTACTGGAATAGTAGGACAAGGTGTTGCTGTTTGTGCGCCTGAATATAATACACTTCCAAATCCGGGATTATCCATATACCAAATTGTATCTCCATTACAAGCATATATAAAAATCTCGCCATCCATAGAACCACCTGAAGTAGAACCTGCCATACCATCACCATAACTATCATTGATAATCATTTCAAATGCAGCATTTTGGTCTACACAGAAAGTATAAGTATATGTTTGTCCTATATCATTAAAGTCATATGTTCCTACCGGATAATCAAATGTATTACCTAATCCATCTACAAATTGCCAACTTGTTTCGCCCGGCCAATTGTCTAATGTTATTGAAATAGATATTTGATATTGTGTATTTGTATCACATGTTGTTCCTGCACATGATCCGTCATCTATTGTTGCCCAAGGATTGTATGATATTTGAGCTGGGTCCAAACAGCCTGGGATACATGCATATGGAGTATATGCAATTGTATCTGACATTGATCCATCTGCAAATTCTAATTGACAATAAAACTCTTCTGACCAATTTGGTGGCATTTGACCTGGTCCTGTATTAAATGCAAAATTATGAGGTCCTCCTGCAGGCCAATATCCTGGGAACTGGAGTGGTCCTAAGCCATTTTCATTACTAATCCACACCTTTGTTACTTCACAATTTATATCAGTAGCTGCAGTTTCCCATTCAAATACTGTTAATGCCTGACCATTTGGTTGACAATTTTGATATACATTAGTCCAAATAAGACCGCCACATGGAGGATAAGTACAAGACCCATCATCTATAGTGGCGAGTGAATTATAATTAAGTGCATTTGTATCCATACAACCTGATACAGGAGGTGCACATGGATTAATATTAACTAAAGTATCTAATACTGAAAATCCTATTAATGCAGTAGAATCAGCATAAAATATCATTCCTTGACAATCATTAGACATTTTGAATTCTGGAAAAGGTGACATTAACTGTCCTGATTGATATGATGCCCAACCATCTCCATATGAATCATTTAATGTAATAATATATGGTCCTGAATTACAATCTACTATAGTATCTAAATACTCCCAAGGTTGAGTAGGTTCGTGATATAATATAGTATCACCATTTGTATTTGATACAAAGGTGAATCCAGATTCTTGTGATGCCCAATAGTCATATTGAACAGCAAAATTTACCCAACTATCTGTTTGGGCTGATAAACTAAAAGACCATATTACGGCCAATAACATTAGAAACCTTTTCATATTCTTTTCTCCAAATTTAATTAATTAACAAGACCCATTTTTACAGTTAGTCTTGCAACTTCTTACTGTATATGCCCATCCTGCAGCGCCTGCTAATAATATGGTTCCCCATAATAAGCTTACACCAAATGTACATCCTGCTCCGACAGCTAATACATAACCACCGTAACATTTACAGTAACATAAAATTTTATTATATAAACTTCTATTTTCGTCTATATGTTCCATTACTTTTTCATCTAATTCTGTTTTGTCTAAAACTTTTTTCACAACTTTTTTGGCTGCTTTTTTAATTTTTTTTGCCATTTTAATTACTCCTTATTGATTTATGTTTGTTTTTCTTAAATCATTAAACCCAAACATATCGCCTGGTTTAATATCAAATTTATCTATATCGCCTGCAGGTAGTTCTAATACCATGTCACAGATTACTTCCCCTATACTATCAAACGTGCCATCTCCCATATCAGGCATAGCATTTTTGAATAAATCTATTACTTTATCATCTTTTATATAAATAATGTCCAAGGGCTGTTTTACGTTTTTCATCCAGATGTTTGCAGGTTGATCCTTGCCGAATTTCATTAACATACCTTTTCCTGAAGGTATTTCTTTTCTAAACATTAATCCTTTTTGAAGACCTTCTGGTGTGGATTGTATTTCTACTCCCATTTCATGTCCATTTATTTTAGCTATTCCATTTTCTTTAATAGTATGAAATCCTTGTATAGATCCTTCTTCAATATCCTTCTTCATATATTTTTTTACTTTAGGTGCAACTAGATCGTAAAGATCCTTTGTAGCTTTAATATGAGTTGGTGTCGCTATTTTTACAACCTTTTTTATGTCATCCCTAAAAGCTTCTGAATCGGTTTCAAATTCGTCTGTGGGTGTAATAAATGGGAGGTTATCTTTTGCAAATTGTTTTATTTTATCTAATGTCTTTTGTTCTCCTAACATTTTACGTATTTGATTGATTAATGCTATTCGTTGAACTATTGGCATTTTTTTAGATTTAGTAATTTGTTGATCCATCTCATATGTATCTTGTTCACGAACAGGTTTGTATACATAATCCCTATCAGTGGTCAATGATTTCTTCACTTTCTTCACTTTCTTAAGTGATGGAGCACCATTAATAATCTGTTCTATTAATATGTTTGTTAGTTTAATCATTTATATACATCTATTTTTAGCTAAATCTGTTTTCATTTCATCTGCAGATTTATATCTTGATACTACTGTACCTTCATATACTGCTTCTTTCCCATATCTTTCAATATAAGTAGGACAAGACTGTGCTGCCTCTAGAAATGTTTTTCGTGTTCTCAAATCAGTTTTTCTCCACCACAATGTTTCATCTGGTCCTTTATATTTTACTCTCGAATCAGCTTCTGCTACTCCAGTAGATAGGTTAATATTTTTTATTGATCTCATTCTTATAATATTACCCTTTCTATCAACCCCCACCTTTGATCCTGTTATATTTGTTTTCAATTGGGATGCAGCATGAAAACTAGAACTATATTTTGCAAGAAATCTAGTATTATCTGTTTTATAACAGAATGAGGACGTTACTCCTGTTTCTGTATCTATAGATTCACTGCACATTGATTCGGGTCGGGTCTTATATTTAAGTTTTTCTCCTGAATCTAATAGTCCCTTTCTTTCCCAGTCTGCTCTCCTATCGCTAATATACTCATCTTTATCTTTTAACACTTCATATTTATTAGATGAATTCTTTACTCTAATTGTTCTTGGGTCATTTTTGGCCTTTACAATTATTTCTGAAATATGTAAATCTCTCACCTTTTCTCCGCAATGTTCGCATACTTCTTCAAAGCTTTCTACACCATTTATTCGCTTATACTTTATCATACACTTACATCCTTTTTCTTATATAAATATTCCACAAGTTCTGAATCAATACTTTTTATCATACTTTCATTACGAGATGCATGGTGGGTAGAATGATCGTGATCGTGATCGTGATCATGGCCTGGTTTTTCGCCTGCAATAGCTATAGCCTTATCTAAATATTCCCGATCTCCTGTGTTTATATATTGCTTCATCGGAATTCCGATTTCTGTATGTGCATGGTGTTCTGTAGATCCTGGTGTTTTATATGGATCCTTTTTGCCCTTTAATATTGTTTGATTAATGTGCATTGGAAGGTCCTTTGTTATGAATCTTGCAATTTGTTTTCCTCTTTTATTGCCCGGCTGAAATTGTAGTGCATGGGTTAATTCATCAGTTACAGTATCAGATGGCTCAACATCTACAAACTGATTATATAGTTCAGGATTGCCTTCTATATCATCTACTGTTAAATTTGGGAATCTTGATTGAATATATGTATTAGTATCAGCTATATCACTTTCAAAATCAGACATTGGTTCTACACCGTGTATTGTTTTAGTAAGTGGATTAAAGAATCCTCTCTTACTAAATATTTTTTGTAATCCTCTTGCGTGCTCAGGGTCCACTATTTTTGGCGATCCAGCTTCCTTATATACTGTTAAAAACCTTTCCCATTTTTCAGGTGTGCCCTTTAATTCATATTCTTGTTTAATTTTATCAAGATATAGATTAGTCATTCTCTTCTTTCTACTATTACCTTGCAAGTGATAATCTTGGGGCTCTATATTCTTTGGAAGCTTATTCTTATTCCTTTTATTTTTTCGCCTATCCCTTTTGGATATCACAACACTATTTTGTGGTGCTATCTGTTCAACTAATATGTCAGTCAATTTAATCATTATTATTTTTATTTCTATATATTGTTACTTCAACTTCTTCATCCCGACATGATAGATCATAACTATCTATGCGATCATAATTTTCAAACGGAAATTTGGATTTTTTTGTATATAAAGAATCCATTAATATATAATCAAAACTTTCGTTCTCAAAAGAATCATTTAACCATATTCCGGCAGATAGCAAAACTTTACTCCTCTTATGGGCTTCTAATGATACTGATGGTGCTGTAACTCCGTATTTTTTCCAGAATGATTCATATGATTTGTGTTTTACATCTCCTATTTGAGACATATTATCAAAATTATTACATTTAATATTAATATGTTTTAAGAATATAGATAAAATACCCATACCACATCCGTTATCTATCATTTCCTTATTTTTGAATATATTCATATTTTTTAATATATAATCCAAAAAAGGAATATTTGGAGCAAATAATAAATTTTCTGTATAATCTGATATTTCACTCATCCCACATAGTTCATTTCTGGATTTGTCGCCTCTCCATATGTAGGATCCTAATCCACCCATTTTGTGTTTATTACCAGGAACGAAAAATTTATCATTAAATCTTTTATCATCGGGACGGGAATGCATAGCTTTTTCATAATCAGCCTTTAATTTTTCTAACCATTCCTTATCATAGTTATCCATTATAATATTATTATCTATTTTCATTTTAAATACTTTAAATAGTTTTTCCACTTATTTTCTGCTTTTGTTGCAGCCTTTTCATATGGATGTGTTTTATAATTATATTTACCAGAATCATATCCATCATCGAATTTCTTTTTATTCTGAAGTGAATGTGTATGTTCGTGTAATAATGATCTAATAATTTCTTCTACATTTTTCATAGCCGACGAATATAGATATATTTTTTTAGTATCCCAATCATATTGTGCAAATGGATTATTTTGTTTCATTAAATCTTCCTCTCCAACTGCTTTGAGTCGTCTGTAGATATTATTATGAACTACTACCGGTAGTTTTTTACCACCTAAATCCTTTACTATATGTGGATATACTTTATTTACTACATCCATTATTTCTTTCTTGGATATAGCTTCTGTTAATATGTCTTTTAATTTAATCATAGACCCTTAACCATATCCTTTAATTTACCGACCATACTAGGATTTTTCTTTGCCCAACTTTTAATAAATTTATATAGCATAGCTAGTGTAGCTGAGGCTAAAACTAATTCATTAATCGGTTTCTTATTTTCTTTTAATATTTTTTTAAGTTTGATCATATGGCTATACTTTCTGTGCTACTATATTTACATCTGGATATTTTCTTTTTAAACCTAGTACAGCTGAAACATTCTTTGCACTATCATCCATAAAATAAACAGTTCCATATCCTTTTTTAATTTGCTTTTCTATCCAATCTGCTTTATGTTGTGGGTTTGCACTGCCCAAAGCTATGGTATATACATCCATTCCTATGGTCTTAAAAAAGTGATTTACTGGAGCTCCTAATCTTCTTGCAGTTAAAATTGTTACTTTACGTGCACCTCTAGATACTCGTTTGGCTTTTTCTAATTGCTTTTTTAATAATTCAACATTTTTCTTTATAATTCTAGGATTTCTTAATTGTCTATCAAAATCCCTAAAGTCAAACTCTTCACCTTTCTTAGCTCTATAGACTGCAAATTCTGCAGGATCTAATTTTTTTTCCTTTCCATTGGGCATTTTTACATAAACCCAACTATCTGTTTTAGCCAATGTATCATCAAAATCAAATACACTTAGGATCTTTCCTTTATTTTCTAATAGCAGATCTAATAACCTAATCATAACTATATTCCAGTGGCAGTTTCCTCAGCATCAAAGGCTCCTGCGTCCTGCGCTAATTCCTGATCAATATTGATCATGTCTAATCCCTGTTGATATCTTTTGGCTAGAGCTGATTCACCTTCTTCTTCATAATGAGATGCTCTTTCTTCATCAGTCATACCTGCTAATTCTCTGTCATCAGCAGCTTGAGCATATGCATTAAATTCATCAACCAATTCTGGTTCCGGTTCTAATCCGTTCTCTATATATGTATCAATTTGAGATCGTAAATTATCTCTCTTTTCACCTATCTTAGCAGTATAATTATCATTCATTTCTTTTTGCTTCTCGTCTGATAATTTACTCCATGTATCAGGATCTATGCTAGATATTCGCTCAAGTTCTGAATCTATTGCCGATCCTTCATCTTTTATACTTATCATAGCTGCTGTTTGCTCTTCGTCAAATCCCTTTGACATTAAAATAGCTTCATCATCTGTAGCTACGTCTGTAGGTGGTTGTTCTTCTGCTGGTGGTTGTTCTTCTGCCGGTGGTTGTTCTTCTGCAGGTTGTTGTTGTGTTGCTACAGTGGCGTCTTCATCGCTCATTTTACCTGCTATGAATTCCTTCGCCGCATTATATGCTGGGTGATCAGTTCTTGATAGTGCAGATCTTACTTTGATATTTTTCCCTGTGGCAGGATTAGGTATCAAAGTATCCAGGACAGGATCATTGTTTGATTCTTCCTTAAATACAGTTTCAATAAGTAAATTGGTAAGCTTGATTGCCATATCATAACCCCTATTTATCAGCAATATACCAAGGTTTTTCGTCCGATGATAGTGGAATTAATTGGTCTGCTGATTTAGTTAATTCATCTCCTGGTTGAAAGTGTCTTCCCCAATTTGTTACCTTATACGTTACTTCTCCATTAGAAACTTTTGTTACTACTCCTCTAGAATCTCTATGTGGACAATCGGGATTGATATCCATCACTTCGTCACCTGCTTTATATTTAATATTTTTTGGCTCACCGGAGATCATTCTTCCATTACCTAATTGATTATCTAATTGATCATCAACCATTTCATTAATTATATATTTCATTCTTTTTTTCATTTCTGTTAATCTCCTATTTTTAGTTTGCCAAATTTTACCTAATACAGATTCATTTTTAACAATTGGAATATTTTTCTTTGCTACGACATTATCGGACCAATCTAAATCTTTAATTGCATCTGATGTGTCTTCCCAACTTGTTGGATTTTTTATATTAGGCTGTTCCATATAATTTTGATCGTCCGGTATTTCTATACCAGGCGATAGTGTAGTTGATGGGATTGCAGCTTGCATTTCAGGTTCCACAACTGGTAATTTATCAGGAATTTCATAAAATTCCCCATGATGTTCTGGTTCCGGTTGTAATATTGATCCGGCTCCTGTTCCTGTTGGTCCAAAATCTTGAACTGCTGGTGTTACACCTCTATCAATTGTCCCTAAATCAAGACCTTTCTTTTTCTCTACAGCCTTATCAAATGCACCTTGATGCTGTGGTCCCCAGTGAGTTGTATTCTTCCAATCATGATCGGGGTCTACATGTGAATTATAATAAGCTCTAAAATGTTCTGCATCTAAAAAAGGTGTATCCTTCCAATCGGGTTCCTGAAATCCATCTACGCCTATCATATCTTGTTCTGCTAGCAAATTACTCTTCATTTCTTGAAGCCATTTCTTATCACCAAGGTTGTATTTTTTCTTCCATTCTTTCATAGACATGAATGGGGGTATATCCTTATCAGTAAATACCTCTCCCTGAATAATTTTAGGGTTACTTCCTTTAGTGAAATTTTTGCTATACATTACACGATATCCTTACTTTCTAATAAAGTATATGTAAAACTATTACTCCACTTATCACGTGCAACTCTACATATATCTAAAAATTCATGCCAATCATCATTAGCTGCGATTACTTGACATCCTGCAGACCATTTATCTACCTGAGATGATTTTCTTCCTCCCCATTTAGTAGCTCTGTGGATATTAATTCCAAATAATCCTGTTTGTGTATTATTATCATCTAGGTCATATTTATCATCACGATTATTATCTCTGTAAACAGTTACTGGCTTTGTTTGGCCCAAAGCTTCATATCTTCCCTGATGTAATCTAATTTTATGAGAACCTGGATATTGTCCTGGTTTTAACACAGCGACTCCTTCTTTTCTCATTATGTTTTCTACCCAATGTGTTCCCGGGTCTGTTGTACACTCATAACAATAAAATTCCCATTCTCCATCACATTTAAATGATACTGTGATGTGATCATCAAATTTATTTGTTACTTCATTACCTGTTTCTGAATTTCTGATTCCAACGATGTTGACATTATAGTCACCATTCTCGAACCATCTGTAGCCTTTTGATTTAACGGCTTTTTCCACTTGTTCTCTAGTGTATGACATTGACTTACTCTCCTTTATAAACTTTATATTTCTAGTCATATATAAATATATGGTTAGCACAGAAAGATCAATATTTATACCACTTTATGAGCGTTTGGATTTACGTTGTTTCGGTTTTGGCTCGTCTTCTTGAAATTTTTTACGTTTTTTGAATTTTTCCTTTAATGGATCTTGTTCAAGATATTTATCTAATTGCCTTAGATTCAATTTACCCATTATAATCCCTTCTAATTTTTAATTTATCAATCCTTTCTAAAAATTGTGCTATAGACAATTTTTCCTTCTGCTCGTTTAATATAGTAAAATGCTCCAATAATTCTGGTCTAGTATGGGTTACTTCCATCAATACTTTCAGTGCTGAACCGGGATAGAATGAATCGAAACTTGATTCGCCCAATTCGTTTGCCTCAAAATGTGCCGATTCTTCTGTGTCTTTTGGTCCTAATAAAAAATATTTCATTAATGATATCCGTTTAGTAATTCTAATAAATCATCTATAGCATCATGTCTATGACTATCGTTTAAGACTGTTTTAAAAACATATTGTGAATTTATCAATTTAGCCATATCATGATATGCTGAATAATTTTTATCCTTTAAATCTATCTGATATGAATCACCACAAAATAACATCTTGGAATCTTTACCTAATCTTCCAACAGCCATTGCCAATTGTGATCTTGTTAAATTCTGAAATTCATCAACTATCACTACAGAATGGTCAAATGTTCGGCCTCTAAAATGTGCTAATGATACTAATTCGATTTGTTCTGCCTTTTCCATCTTTTCCAATATTATTGGTTTATTATAAACCTTTCTCATATTACTTCTAATTGGAACTAACCATGGTTCCATTTTTTCTCTTTCAGATCCAGGTAAAAATCCATTATCTTCTGTGGAAATAGTAGGTCTTGTTATAATAATTTTATTAACTTGTTTCTTGAAAAACATATCTAATGCTACCTGAACTGCTAGTAATGTTTTACCGCTACCCGCTTTACCCACTATAAAATTATATGGGTGTTTTAATATTTCAGTCTTCGCTTTCTTTTGCTCCGGTGAAAGAGAAAGAGAAAATCTAACTGCTCCTTTTGGTGGTCTCTTGTCGATATTTTGTTTCGCCATTTTTTGTCTCCGTTACTATTGCTCTACCTTCTAATTTTTCCCAATCCCTCTCAGGTCTAACTTCACAATTAGTTTCCCATGCTCCTTGGAGCGTATTTAGATCCATACCTAAATCTTCTCCAAAAGATATCATTGCCTGCATATCTTTAGGGAAACAACTTCCCCCAAAACCTTTTTTACCATCTGGGCCTGGTACATGTATGTGGGAGTGACCTACTCTTCCATCGCGAATGAATCCTTCAACTGCCATATCCCAATCTATATTTCCTTGCTTTTCTGCAACTAGCTTCATTTCGTTCATAAATGATACCTTTGTTGCAAAGAAACAATTATTCATATATTTTACCATTTCTGCTGTTTCCCAGGTTGTTTCTATAATTGGCATAGAATCACCAAATCTCCATCTAAATAAATCAGCAACTCTCGCAGTAAATCTTTTGCGGCCACCTATAATAAATCTAGACTGGTTTATAAAATCAAACTTTGCAGAACTTTCAGTTAAAAATTCAGGATTAAATACTATATTTAATTTAGTAAATTTTTTAGCTAATGCATTTGTCGTGCCGGGTAATACTGTAGATCTCACTAATATTATGTTACCCCCTCTTCTATTAACTTTTTGGATATCACTTAATACAGATTCTAGAATATCAATATTCATACTACCATTTCTATTTGATGGTGTTGGAACAGATACGAATATAAAATCTGATTCATTAATTGTTTCTTCTAAAGTGTGTGTGCTTTTTAAAGGATCTTTATCATAAACCCTTACCTCAGCATCACATCCTGTTTCTGCTGAAAATCCGAATTGAACAGCAGAGCCGACAAAGCCTCTACCTACTATACCTATTTTTTTCATAACCCTAATTCCCTTTTATATTTATTAATCCATGTTGGAAGATCACCTTTTGGTTCCCAGTCCAATATTAATTGTGCTTTTGAATTGTCTGCCAATGTTTCAAATGGTTCCTGTACATTCTTGCCCTTTACAGTTCTACCACCAAACATATCAGCTATTTCATTAACTGAATAATTTTTTCCATTACCAATATTGAATACGTCTCCACCAAAATTATCATGGTTTTTTGCTGCTAATATATTTGCGTTTACTACATCATCGACATATGTAAAATCCCTTCTTTGTTCGCCATCATTATTTATAGTTAATGGTTCACCATCTAACATTTGCTTGGCAAATATCGGTATTACGAGTCTATACCCACCATCTAATTTCATTCTATTACCGTATACATTGAAATACCTTAATGATACTGTATCTAAATTATATACTTCACTAAACATTTTACAGTATTGTTCACCGATATATTTTTGTAGACCATATGGTGATAGTGGGTTTGTTGAATGTTCTTCCGGTGTTGGAAATTTGGTTACATTTCCATATGCAGAACTACTTGCGCTATATACAAATCTTTTTACCTTCAACTCTCTCGCCAAACATAGCATATTTAATGTTCCGCTTACATTAGCTTTATTAAATGATACTGGGTCTTCTATAGATGGTTGAACTCTAGCTTTAGCAGCTGTATGGAATATAACATCAGTCCCTATCGCATCTGACAATATAGCTCTGTATATGGTCGATTCAGGATCCATATTTGAAATGTCTATTCTTCTAAATCTTGCATCTGGATTTATATTTTTCACATCACCAGTAGATAGGTCATCCAATACTATAACTTCAATGTTATCCTTTATTAACCTGTCAACTAAATTAGATCCAATAAAACCAGCGCCTCCTGTAACTATCGCCTTACGCATGTATTAACTCCTTTTCGTAAGTATTCATACTTAGTATGTTTATTATAAATATGTCTAACCGTGCAGTTCCTATATCTCCAGAGTCATTAATTATATGATTTAATTTTGTTATTATATTATGAAAATGTGCCTCGTTTAATTTTGATGCATCAAATTCTATTAAAATATCATTATGTTTTTCATTATCAAATGGTAGCACCTTTTTAGCTAAATTATATGTAGTATTAGGTTGTTCAGAACAAATATATTCTAAATATCTTGCATCTGAATATATTGTTGAACACCATGGTTCTAATGTGTATAAGTGATCCAAACTACAATTTTTAACTACAAATCCTATATCATATTTAGGAGTAATTATGGGTTTCATTAGGGCATCGTGTTGAACATTAGTTCCCCATTTTCTAATAAAATTACGCACATTCTTATGATTTGTTTTCTGCCATTCCGGTGAATCTTTCATAGTATCTCCCCCAGCATGTTTATTAAATCTACTACCTCTACTAGTAAAATGATATACTAATGCATCCCATGACTGTTTAAGTTTATACCCATTGAGCTGGAATCTATTAAATAAATCCGAATCCTCTCGAGATTGGGGTGCAAATAATTCATCATGGCCCCCTATAGAAAGAAAATCTTCTTTATACATACACCATGGAGCAAATATACCTTCTGTTACTTGACCAGAACCCATTTTTGGTTGTCTTGCCCAATCATAAAATTTATCAATATCAAAGTCTTCTACTTCCGATCCAAAATCTTCAATTATTTTTTCTGGTCCTGGAGGATGTAATGGTGGTTCTACTCTTGTTGCCGATACAACAGTGCCTCTTTCTAAATGTTCTAAGATATATTTATCTAAATCGGGTGCAGCTACCATATCAGCATGGAATGCAAATATAATTTCTGTCTTGGCCATTTCTATACCTTTATCAAACATTCCTACAATACCAACTCTTTTTGATGTATCTAAATTATGATGAGCAATTAAACTATCATCTGCCTTTCTTGTTTCTTCAATCCATTCAAATGTTCCATCTTTACTTCCATCATTCAATACTAATATTTCATGAATAGTTTCTAAATTACGAATTGACTTATATGCCAATTGTAAAAATTCTAAATTATTTCTACTGGGTATTACAAATGTTATCTTATCCATTATAAAACTTCTCCTTGAAAACAGATTCTACATAGTTATCCATATATCTCTTCCTTGCTTCATTACAACAATATACATAAAATTCTTCATCTTTCCTAAGTTTTTGTGCTATTTTTTTTGCTGTTGATAAATCGCCCATGTCTACAGAACATTCTGGATGTAATATTTCCTGTGTATCTAAACCTCTATATCCAATACACGGAATGCCTAGATATGCACAATTAAGTGCAAATGTTCCTGCTGCATGGGTTCTCATTAAATGAATGCCATATTTAAACTTACTCAGTTGCTGGATCCATTCAGCCCAATGCACATATGGTAAATGATTTAATCCGGGCATTTGGTCTTCATTTTCAATTTTTCGACCCATACTAGGTGCATATATTTCACTCTCAAACTGCTGTGCTACTATAAATGAATCAAATCCACCATACCAATAACAAAAATTGCCTCCTATAATTACATTTTGCCTATCTTCCATTTTAGTTAATGTATCAGTATTTATCGGATCTTCTACCATTAAGCTTTGTAACACTCTGCATTCTTTATCGACTAATCCCTTAAAATATTTTCTATCAATTTCATTATGCACAAAAAGGAAATCCATTTCTTGTAGTATATTAAAATATTTTATTTGATCTTCTAGAGGATAATCCTGAAAATTCCAATGCGGTCCTTCTTGCATAGAAGCTATTTGTAAACATTGTTGTTTAGCTGAATTAATTATTTCAGGTGTTACTACACCACGTGATAATTGATCCTCCGATACTAATTCTTGAGTTGGGTCTTCTCTATATACATAATTTAATTTTTTGGGTATTATACATATACCAAGATCAAATTTAGTAGTATTATTTTTTATTTTATGGTATGGGATTCTAATAGCATCGAGTGAACATAACCATGCCATGTCGGTTCTCATATTTAAATAATCTCGAGGACATTTTCCTTCCAATTCTCCCTCTGTAAAGAATGCTATTTTCATGAATATTTCTCCATCCAAAAGTCCACCATTTCTTCCATCATTTCTTTAAATGTATATTTTGGCTTCCATCCTAACTCTGTTCTTATTTTTGTAGAATCACCCTTTAAGTATGGTAATTCTTCAGGCCTCAAGTATTTTGGATTCTGCACAACATAATCTTTATAATCTAAATTTAAGTAATTAAATACTAATTCACACATTTCTCTTATTGAATGCGTCTTTCCTGTTGCAACTACCCAATCGCCCGGATTGTCATGTTGTAACATTAAATGCATAGCTCTAACATAATCGTATGAATGTCCCCAATCTCTATATGAATCCATATTACCCAGCTCCAATTTATCTTGTAATCCTAATTTAATTCTTACTGCTGCTTTTACAACCTTATTAGTCACAAAATTACTACCTCTTCTAGGGGACTCATGGTTAAATAATATACCATTTGTTGCATGTAATTTATATGCTCTTCTATAATTTCTAACGATATTATATCCGAAAACTTTTGAGCATCCATACGGTGAAACAGGATTCATAGGTGTTGTTTCCCTCTGCGCGTTATCATCATCTACTGATAGTCCAAACATTTCAGAAGAACTTGCTTGATAAAACTTCGCAGTTGGACATGCTCTTCTATATGCTTCTAAAATATTTAATACACCTAACGCATTTGTTTGTACTGTAAATTGTGGTATATCGAAACTAATTCTCACATGAGATTGAGCTGCAATATTATATATCTCATCAGGTTGTATTTCGTCTAGTAGTCTTTCTAAACAACCCTGATCTAATAAATCACCGTAATAAGTATGGATTTTTCCATCTAAATGTAATATTCTTGAATCTTGGTGTTCAGGTGTCGAGTTTCTTCTAACTATTCCATGAACTTCATATCCTAATTCTACTAAATACTCTGCAAGATAACTTCCATCCTGACCTGCTATTCCTGTTATAAATGCTTTTTTCATAATTACCTCGTTTGTAAATAAGGATCTATTCCTTCTTTTTTATTAAATACTTCCATTTTCGATACATCAGGCCAATCATTTATTGACCACTGTTTTGGTTTTGTTTTTATAGCTTCATCTAACTTATCTAATCCCTTCTGAGCTGTTTCAGGGGTCATATAATAATGATATCCTATAGATGATATATTTTGATCTCTCCATGGGATATCCGGATGTCTTCCATCATATACCATTTTCTTAAGATTCCAATAGTCTTCCTTATTATCACACAGTATCATTCCACCCCTTCCCAAACTTAAGTGTTTTTGAAATTGAAAACTTAAACACATAAATGTATTTGGAATATAACTATTCCTTTTCCAAAGCACCGCTGCATCTATGATTGGAGTGTATCCTGGATGATTAGTTAAATAGTAATAATCTTTCCAATCCTCATCTTTCCATAATAATTCAATTCCTATCTTTTTAGCTAAAAAGGGGATCGATATATATGTTCTTCTAGGAACTTTTATATAACTAAATTTTTCATACCTTAAACATAATTCAATACCATGAGTGCAACAATCAACTGCAACTGCATATTTGGATCCAAAAAATTCTGCTATTCTTTCTTCAAATACTTTTACTGTTTCAAAACTCATTTTACTGCCTCCATATTTAAACTAATTAATATTCCATTCACCTTGTCCATGTGAGGTAAATATGCTTGCGAATGGTCGTCATGTTCAGAATGTTCAGTTGTTCTCCAATCCCAACGTCTCACCTCATTAAATTTTAATCCGTATAATAAATTCGATAATGAATTATAATCATATGTAGTTTTATGATATATGGTCTGATTGCCCATTTTCATTCTGCCGTATAATGGGCCTAAGAAATCATCTAATGAATATTTACCATTTTGGTATAAATTTGAGATAACTTCAAAATTCGGCACACCCAATCTTAAAATACCTTCTGGCTTTAATTTAGCTTTCCATGATTCGAGAATTGGTATTATCTCTTCTCTATCAAAGTATTCAATAACATGACTAGCATATATTAAATCAACTGAATTATCTTCATATGGTAAATTAAAAATATCATTAGAGTCTAGATGATCATATTCACCACCATCTACATGATGCCAATCACTTCCAAAATTTCTCCAACCACATCCTAAATTAATTTTAACCATTTATAAATTCCTTATCTAATTTTTGCCCCTCATAAGGTCCTGTTTTATATTCATATACCAATGTATCATCTTCCAATATTTCATATGTATGACCACCATATAAAGTAAAGCTAGCATCTCCAGGTTTTAATACAGGTTCAGCAATTATTGTATCATCAATATCATAGAATTTACATTTGACACTACCTCTAATAACAACCCAAGACTCTTGAGCAATTTGTTCGGGATAATGTCTATCCTTTGTAATATGTTTATGTGGTGGAAAGGTTTTGCCCTTCTCCATTCTTAATGTTGCACATTGTAAAAAATTGTCTTCAGGAATCATTTCTTTCCTGCCCTGAAATTCATGAATTCTATTTACAATATGTAATAATCTTCCGTCTACTTTTGAATATATTTTTTTCATTTATTGTCCCTCAAATACCAAGCTGCATTGCAAAATGTACTTTTGCTGTTATTAAAATTTGTTTTTGATAATATTAAAATATCTATTAAACCATCTATAACAGCTTGCTTTGATATTTTAACATTATATTTAACGTTTATTTCTTTATTTTGATTCTTATCAAATACTCTTGCATTATTCCAACCGCCTTCATGTCTTTTTTCTGTGTATGATAATTTTTTTCTAAATGACACTCTGTCAGGAAATAGGGATTTCAATTTATTTTCAGTCTCATAACTATCTGAGCATATGAAAAAATTAGAATTGCTATTTTTAATTTGGCTTATGAAATGTTCGTCAGGTCTCCCCAGTAAAAATTCCCCATCTGTTCTTCTTATATGAAGTCCTAATGTATCTAAACTTATATTATTATCTTCGCAAAATTTATTTACTTCATCTCTAATATATTTTGTTGGAGTAAATCTTTTTAATATATCTGCCCTATATTCATTAGAAATATTGTTATGGGGAGTATCAGTAACCGTAGCTATATTATTTGGATATTCTATATTACTATTCAATAATGAATCAAAAGTTCCAACTACAGGAGAAACCTCAGGTCTTGTATTTGAATATTTCCCAAAAATATTAAAGTCACCTAATTTATCTAATGTATTTATCGCTGACATATTCGATGGTATTTCAAATAAATCTGTAAAATTACAATCGCATGTTAATTCGTTTGGCCAATATAATATAACATCTCCTTTAAAATATTTATCATTAAAATATAATCCATTAATTATACTATTAAATCTGTTTCCCATTCCACCTGAACAATATATCAATAATTTTCTTTCCATTTATTATACTCCTATTAAAAGTTTGCCTGCTTCTACTTGACCGGGCCCGGGTGTCTTGCCTGCTCTCGGTGCAAATGTTAATTCACCTACAAACAATGAATTCATTGTTGTATCGTTTATATCCGAATTATATAAATCTACCCTAACATATTTAAAATCTTGGGAAAGCATTGTTGCAATATCTACCATTGACTGCCAGTTTTTTGGTTTATCAAAACGAGTATCAAGTTGTCTATCAGCTTCAAAATGAAAATCTAAAATATTACCTTCCATATCAACTGAAATTTCTTTTCTTCCATTACCTAAATGCCTATCTCTAATTACCTGACAAAATCTTGGTGTTCCTGCTGAACAATGAAATTTATAATCAATTAATAACTCCTCGCCCAATTTTTCTTCTGTGAAACATTGGTATTTTATGGGTGCATAAAACCATTCGCCCTTGCCCTGACCATATGGGTGGTATCTATGCTTTTCTATCAAATGCAATTTTGACTTATCAAAACTACCATTATCGACTAAAACTGTTCCACCTGAATCATTATTGGCTTTTATGAAAAATGTAGATGGATGATTTGGGTCATTGTGAATTTTATCAACAAGCTCATTATATGACGATGCAATCATATATGTTTTTGGCGTAAATCCCTCGCCTATTTTTTCTTTAATATAATCTTTAACCTTTAATTTATCACAGCATACTGGAATTAAAGGATTACGATCATTCTTTAATAACCATAAAATTTTATCATTAAATGAAATTAACTCTGGATTCATGACTGTTCCTTCTTTAAATATTTTTCTATTAGTGAGTCAAATCCATGGTTACCAAAAATCCTCTTTCTATGATCTTCCATTATATCATCAGATAAACTACTACCCTTTAGATGAATAATATAAACATCTGCATTAAATTCTTCCTTATTATAACAACTAACTTTCAGTCTCGGTATATCTTCAATTTTCATGTGACTATGTGTTGCAACAGTTCTTCCCAGGTTTGGGCTTTCTTTTGCATTAGTGCCCGGACTATTATTAATATTGTTAATCCAATCCAACACAAACGTTTTACCATCTTCATCGGGATGTATAATCACAAATGATCCTAAATATGGAATATTATGCGGTTTTCTACAACATAATTGGATACTCATTTCTGGCGTTAATAAAGAACTAAGGTCCTTTAAAATAATACAATCAGCATCTATCATCATAACGGGAATAGATGTTTTTAATAATATATTATAAAGTGATTGTGTTTTTGAAACAACTGAACTAGACCAGCCCTCTCCCCATGTGCCACCTTCATTAAAGTCACTAAATATATTAGTTTCTAATATTTTTACATGTGGATATCTACTGAAAAATTTCTTATCGGGTTCTGTTAATCCTGTATCAGCTAAATAAACAGTATCTACCTTTTCCATATCATTATTATCATATAATGAATTTATAAAAAGCTTCCCATATGCTATATAGGACGAATTCAGCGTAAATAATATATTATATTTATTTTCCATAACTCAATATTATTCCCTCAGGCCCTGTTAGTGTAAATGAAGTTTCATCCGGACGTGTAACTACATGACCATCTTTATGGCCTATATATGCCTCTACCTTCACACCGCCTGAATTTTTAAATTCATCTATTGCTTCCTTAACTCCCGTACTTGTTGGATGTGAATAATCATCGAATATTAAATACATTCCTTTGTTTGGATTGAAATATCCCAACGATCTATTAATATCAAGTATAACATTTTCATATGTGTGCACACAATCAATTACTGCAACATCAAAATGTTCTGGAAGTTTATTATATGTCATATCATCGTATGCATCGCCCTTAATAAACTTAATATTATTTCTTTCGCTACAATGTTCCTTTGCTTTAATAAAATTATGCTCACTAGATTCTATAGTATAAACATTCTTTGATACAAATGATAGTGCGTATGATGTCCAACCTTGGTTGGTTCCTATCTCAAGAGAATTTTCTATATTCTTATCTTGTAAAAATGAACACATATCTGTTTTCCACAACCTGCTAGTCGTGCTTTTCCACCTACCCTGCTTATCAGGAGTCTTATTAATTATTTTTTCTATATTATCCATTATTGAAAACGTCTCCCCATGTAAATGATTTAAAATTCGGATTGAATATATTATAACAATTTTGTTCACATAATTTATTTGCTGTTACATACCAGTCATTACTACGTCTTTTTTCATTCATAGTTCCATCCGTTCTTTCGCCGGCAATATACATTCTTTTATTAGGATGATTTCTATTATGAACCAATAATATATTTTTTATTACATATTGTGGTATATTTCCTAATAGTCTATTTGTCATATGCATAAATGCAGTATCTTCGTGAACAAAGAAAACAGATTTTGGAATGTTAACGCCGGCTCGAATTACCTCCGAAGAGATTACCAGTCCACACCCGTTAAACTTATGTTGGGGCATTATCTTAACATCCAACTCATCTGTCTTATCATTTATATTATTCATTTCATGTTTACTCATTGTATATTTTAAGCTCCACCAATTATCATAATCATTCTCAATAAAAGGTTTATCTGTAAAGTCTGTATGTTCAATCATTTTCCATGATTCGTCCCACATTTTACATGTTCCAAAAAATGCTAAATATTTTGGGTTTTGATTTTGTATAGACGTTTTATGTAAATTGTCTAATATAATAAATGTTTGCTTTGGTATTATAGCATCAGATTCGCCCCACATTAAAACATCAACCTTATCACAATATTCAGTATTAAACTGTCTTCTATAATCAGCTATCGTAATAAGATCTTCTGTGATCGTCGTCTTAAATCTAATATCTAAAATCTGCCTACTTATTTTAGCTTTACATAGTTTTAACTGTTTATCTGTTACACATTTTTCCAAATCTTGATTCATGCATATTGTAAAATCAACTATAACTTCTCCATCATATGCTTCGAGCGCATCTTTTAATGAATCTATATATTCCCCAATAATATCACACTCATACCATTGTATCAAACATCCTATTGCAAATTTAGTTTTCATATAATTCCTCATAAGTTCTTTTAATCCAATAATTTGCATGCCTATCATTTTGCGGTATAGCATTAAAGTGGTATACCCATCCTGCATCATACATTTGATTCAAATTATCCTGCCACCAGCTATGTCCTGGTATATGTAATAAATTTTTTCTAAATAAATCTTGAAGATTATAGCATGATGGTAATATTTTTAATTCTATATTATTTTGTTGAATTAGAAAATTTAAAATTGTCTGGTCGGTTGCTGTCTTACTTCTTTCAATAGCATTTTGGATTTCTGTTTTATTATCTAAATAATATTGTTTCATATTATCAAAAAACTCCTTATGAGCTTTATTTACAATTTGAAATCCTCCATTGATATATGACCAAACAGGTATAGTATCTCCCTTAAATAGATACTCTCCAAAAGTTCTTATACTTCTTGTTACCCATTCATAACATCCATCATTCATAACACCACAATATTTATGATCCGTCTGCTCAAAAAAGTTAGGACAATCAGGGTGCACTATTGTATCCGCATCTACCATTAAAATTTGATCATATTCTATATCGTTACCTTCAAGTATATCGAAAAGATAATATCGCTGCCAAGTGATTTTCATATGATCTACTGGATATAATAAATCCTCCCATACTAGTAATTCACAACCGTGATTATCACAAAAAGCCTTCCAACTCTTAATAGAGTATTCATAAGACTTTGATCTTGTATTCCCTAGGTTTATATTTGGTATAAATACTATATTTTTCATTATATACCCTTCAAATCTGAAATTCTTTCAAATCTATCATCTGCTGGATTTGTATTTGAAAGTATTCTAAAATTTATATTGTTTAACTGAAGCCAGTCATATAGTTCTTTTGTAGAATCTATAGCTTCCTGTATGTCTTTTATATTTGCCGGTATTGGATTTATCTTATCATATGAATAAGAATGGCCTTGATTTTCACCTAACTTAGGATCACCAATATCCCAACCTATAGTTACTATATCCCTGCAACCCAAATGTAATGCTAATGGAATAGCTTGTTCATAGAATATTGATTTCCCCCAAGGCATTTCCATTTTTGTATTTAAATCCCAAAAAACATCATAATTTCTTAATGCCTGTATTGTTTGGGTTTCATTTATAAATGGAGGATTTGTGATAGGGATCCACAAGTCACATACAGAAGGTTTTACAGCTATTTTTTCCATTTGTTGTTCTACATATGATTTAGATAATCCAAAAAATACTATAGTATCCTCGTTATAATCATAACCATTTACTTTATCAAAATTCCAAGTATTGAGTATATGGAAATCTGTATTAGTTTCTGCAAAATTATATGCCTGCTTTATTGATAAAACTACCAAATCATCCCTATCTAGTATTCTATGTAGTGCATTCAATTCATGTTCTTTCAGAGAAGGTCCAGGTGCTAATATACAGGCAGTTTTATTCTTATATTTATCCTTCAATAAATTTAATCGCTCTTCAACTGAATCTAAAGAACCTATCTGCTGTTTTAATATTTGAGTTTGTTTTAATATCATTTTCTTAAATATAATTGTTCACCTACCTCGAATTGCCATTCATAATCTATATCAAAAGTTTCTATTTCATTTTCAATAACAAATAATTCAGGTTTGGGTGGAGTATTTTTATCCATCCAATAACCCTGACCTATAATATCCATTCGCGAAGCATATAAACAATGTGCTGCTTCATATGTTACGTTCATGTCCTTAGTATTCATAATTTTTTGATGTTCGGGCCAATCTGATATCATCTCTTCCCTATGATTCCAGAAATATTGTTTTTTTGCTATAACACCAAAACATCCTTCTTTGTCTGAATCTAAAAAATGCTCTACAAACTTGTCTATAGTCTCTATAGTGAGTAAAGGATTACAAGCTGATAATAATACTACATATTTAAATTCTAATTTATTCCACCATTCGAACATAGAAGATATATTATTTTCAGCCAATGCTGATTCCTTACTTCTCGGAAAAGTCATTATCCCATGCCTATTTCCCAAATCTATTAATTCTTTATCATGCACTGATAAATAAAAATTTGCTAGAGGTATTATTTTTGATTTCTTAACCTTATTAATTAAAATATCAAGTAAATTAGATCCTGCAAATGGTCGAATCATCTTTCCAGGAACCCTTTCAGATTCCAATCTTGCCTGAGTTACAAATAAAATATCATGTATATTTTTACTCATTTTCAGATAATTCTTTTAATAAAGTTGAAATTTTTCCATCATAGTCATTAACCTTTCCCATAAGCTTTCTAGCTTCATCTGGTGCGTGTTTAAATGCTAATCTTAAAATATCCATCCAATTAACATTATTTTTCTTTCTAACTTGTTGTACTTCGTCTATTATTTCTAAATCTGTTCTTTTTGCCATAATTTTACTCGATGTGTTTATATGTTAAATAATCATTTTGTTTAATATCTTTAGATAAAGACTTTCCTATTAAATCCTCACTTGGTGGTATTGCATCTTTAGGGCATGGTCTAAGTTCTATTAAATCATCTTCTGTTAATATATGATTTTTAGATAAATCTTTATTGACCCTTATAGATCTTCTCTGCAGTATTACCGTCTCTGATTCATTATCTTCCACCTTCTTATGGGGACTTCCTAAAGCTTTTTCTAGCACTCTAGTATTATCAACCATCATTTTCCAGCTTAATGGGTCCATAGAAAAAGGATGGTCGGGACCATCTCTAAGGTTATCGTCTGTAAAGTGTTTTTCAACTACAGTTGCGCCCATAGCAACAGCTCCTAATACTGTTATGTCTCCAGGTGTGTGATCGCTTAAACCTAATTTTATATTTGGCCATAATTTTTTATAATCATTCAGAACGTTTAAATTAATATACTTAAAATTTTCTGCATTTCCGGTATAATTAGTATTACATTGCATTAGGCATATTTCTATATCATACGCAAGTAATAAATCTACAGCCTGTGTAACTTCCATTAATGTGCTTGCGCCTGTAGCTATCATTACAGGTTTTCCCTTTGTTGCAACTTTATGAAGCATCTTATGCCATGTAATATCTCCAGATCCTATTTTATAACAACTAACATAGTCATCCAAGTAATCAACATAATCTAAATCATATGGAGTAGTAAAAAAATCTATACCAATTTCATCACAATACTTTTTTAATTCAGGTGTCCAATCTAATGGCACTGATGCGTCTTCATATACTTCAAACACAGATTTTTTCCATGATGCCTGATGTGATTGTTGTGAATTTAGATCCTTAAATCCCTTATCACTTACTATAGTCTGCGCATTAAAGTGTTGAAATTTAGCCGCATCAGCCCCTGCATGTTTTGCTAAAAGGCATAAATGTTTAGCTCTATCTAAATCACCATCATGATTAGCTGCTATGTCTGCTATAAAATATGTTTTATTCATAATCTTTTTTTAACATGTTTAAGCCTTCAATTAATGATATACCACGGAAAGACTCTATTACCAAATCTTGTGGCTTTGAAGACAATGATTCTACTATTAATTTATCATCTAAATTTAAATAATTAGCTACTGCCCGTATAAAGTCATATTTAGATATAACATAGTTTCCGGCTATATTTATTACGCCCGGATTTTGCTTTAAAAAGGAGCTTGAAAGTAATTCCTTTATTACACTAGATAATTGGTTTACATGAACTGCATTAAATAATACATTCGGATAACCATTAATTGCAATATCATTCTTTAAATTTGACACAGCCCATTCTACTAATCCACCCTTTCCATATATATTAGTTCTCACAACAATATTTGAGGAACTGTTTAGCAAAGTTCTTTTTTCCCCCTCCTGTTTAGTCAGATAATATGTTCTCGTATCTTTTGTAGGATTAGTTGATATATAAATAAGTCTGTTGCAATATTTACATAAATGATCTACTATTTCCGAATGCAGTATTCTTGCAGCTTCTAGATTGTCATCACAATAATTTAAATCAGTAAAACCAGCACAATGAATTATTGTATCAAAGTGCTTATCTTTAAACCATTTATTAGTTTCTTTTATATTTGTTAGGTCTAAGTCTTTCTTCCCATTTAATAAGGTAGACTCTGGAAATAATTTTGATAAAGATTTCCCCAACATCCCATTTGCTCCTGTTATTAGCATTTTAATCCCCTTGTTATCAAATCGATTAATTCTACATTATCATTACTAACATATAACGCTGAGTTAAACTCAGATCCTTTATACAATTCCCAATCCTGATAAGTTTTTTTAGTATACTGAGGTCTAATTTGTAATAAATTTATATCAGGGACCTTGTATGTATAATCTAATTCAGTTTTAGCTAGCATATCCTCATGCAATTTTTCACCCGGCCTAAGACCAGTTACTTTAGTTTTAGCCTTCATACCTAATATTGTTTCTAAAGCTTTTATACATGACGGAAGAGTGTAAGAGTTAATCTGTGGTACAAAGACCTCTCCACCGATTGATGCGCTTAATGCGCTTGTAACAGCGTCTACAGCGTCATCTAACGTGAATAAAAATCTAGTCATTTCTTCTGAGGTTACTCTTAATTCCTGACCATCCTTAATCATTTCTAACCATAATGGGATAAAAGACCCCCTGGATGCAATTACATTTCCATATCTAACAGATGAGAATATAGTTGTGTTAGAGTTATAATCATAATTTGTAAATATTCTTTCTGCAATAAATTTACTAGAACCATAAACATTAACTGGTTGGCATGCCTTGTCTGTTGAAACTAAAATGCACTTTTTAATGTTGTTTTCTAACGCTGCTCTTGCAACATTTTCCGAACCTTGTATATTTGTTTTTACACATTCATCAGGATGAATTTCCATATCATCAATGCGTTTAAGTGCCGCAGTGTGGATGATATAATCCGGCTTGTGACGTTTTAATGTAACATTAAATTTATCATAATCTCTAATATCACCAATGACTCTGACAATATCAGGACTATCATTAAATATAATAGCTTGCTTGCCTTCATCACGACTATATACGATTAATGTGCATGATGATTTAAGTCGCTTAATAAGTGCTTGTCCTAATGATCCTGTACCGCCTGTTATTAATATTGTCGGCTTACCATTATAATCTTCCATAACTTTTTATTTTTAATATACAAATTATTTTTCAATTATCCAAATTATATAGTATCATAAAATGCGTTTTGTTTCTCCTGCCTTCCTATATCTTTTGGGTGATATAGTGCAAATTTTTCTTCTGCTGGAAGATTCGCGAATTTAGTATAACCTTTTAATTGTTCGTGAACTGGTTTTATCCAATAAATATTTTCTGAGTTTTTATATATTCTCATTTGCCAATCTGGAAAGTTTACCCAACCATTTTCATTAAGTTTCCATCCCCATTTTGCAATATGTTCATCTGTAATTCCTGCAACTGTATTTACTCTAGGAACCCAATAAGCTTCTGTTTCCGGATTAGCTTCTAAAATAAAAGGTAGTGCCTTTATTAAATATTCATTCGGTATTTCATCTGCATCTATCTGAAATATCCAATCTCCCTTGCATATCTTATTAAGATTATTTTTATAAGCTGCAAAATTCTTATTTAATTCATAACAGCTATGTGAATATTCTATTGCTGGTCTGTTTTCATATCTTTCACAAACATCCCATACTTCATCCGTGCAGTTATCCTTATCTTTCTGAACTACTACTTCATCTTCTGGTCTTTTATGTTCAAATAAGAATGATAATAATTTGTCTATTTCCTTATGCTCATTGCATACTGGTATCGCGTAACTTATTTTCATATTTTTATTCCTCTAAATTAAATTTGTCCTTCATTTGTTCTTTAATTTTCTGAACAATAACATCATCATTCGTAGCTCTAACTTCCTGTTCTACTTGTTCATCAACTGCACCACCGGCCTTAACAGCTTCGATAGTTTTTTGACCTTCAATAGCACTCTTAGGTATATCAAGATCTTTGGTTGCATCAATTTGTGGTTTTGGAAATGGCCATTCTATAGCAAATACGTCATTTATGTTACCCACTATAAATGTTCTATACCCCTGTGTGGGTGCATGTTCCATATTTTCAATAATTGGAATTTCTATATTTCTTGCCCTTTTTAAGCGCTCGCTGATTTTTACACCTCCCTGGGCCAACTGTTCAGGCGATACTTCTCGGGCATTAATTGCATGCATTTTTCCATCATGGTTCTTATCCACTACAACCACCATATAATCCCTTTTTTGACCATTGACTTTTTTATAATTAAATCTGATAATCATACCAGCTTCGATATAATTTACATTTAATACATGTTCCTTTAGTTTAGACATTTTCTACATCCTCTATAATTTTAAGCTCCTCACATGCATCTTCAAATTTCATTTTATCAAATGTTTTTAAATTTTCCATATCCAATCTTGATTGATAATATGCACCTTCTTTTCCGGGAACTGGAAAGTTTTTTTGTTCTTCTGTAGGTATGGCTATTTGCTTAGCTACTGAATATCCCCAATCATCTACGCTCGATCCGTCCGGGAATATCATACCAATTCCTGGAACTTGTACGACAGATGGGAACCATATTAATCCACGTTCCGTATCTTCATATTGTAAATCTCGCACTAGTTTAGGAGCTTTGCTTTCTGCATCCTTTATAACATCTGATCCTTTCTTATATGATGTATTAGTTGTATAACCCGAATCCATGCATAGGTAAGATTCCAATCCATTCATTCGTTGCACAAAGCAATTATTTTTACCAGTGAATGGTGATATGATTTTTTCAGGTTCCTCAGCAACCAATCTTTTCATTTGTTCTTCTATATTTTCTTCTTTCATGACTTATTCTACTTTTTTTAATTTGGGTAATTTTAATCCAGGCACTTTAGTATCTGTTGATCCCATATTTAATTTAGGTAAATTTAATTTTACTTGTTCAGATGGTTCAGGAACATATTTTTCAAATATTTTCTTTAATTCTTCTGTCATCTTATCTAAACTAAAATTATCATTACTATATTTTGCTTGCAATCTAGCTGCTGGAAGTGATTTCTTATAATGCTTAACAATTTCTTTCATCGTCTTTTTTGCAAAATTAGTATTCACATAAAACCACTTTGATTCAGGAATTATCACATCCTTCCATACAACAGTTTTATGGACATTTTTTAACTCTCCAGGAAGCATTATCGAATGTTTTAAGAAATCTATATGACCTGACCAATTTGTAGCAATTACTGGTTTTTGGCTTACAGATGCTTCTAGTAATGGTCTTCCAAAACCCTCTCCTTTAGTAAAACTAATATGCGCCTTAACTTTCGGATGATTATATAAACCATTAATTTCTTCCTGTGTCATATCACCATGTAACAAATATACTGATGGTGCTGATTTGCCATATTTTTGAATAACTGAATTGATCTTTCGTGTCATATCATTCCTATCTATAATAGAAAATGTTGCTCCGCTAGTTTTTAATATAAGAGCTGGTTTTGTTTGTTTATTTTTAAATGCTTCACAAAACGTTTCAATTAAAGTAAAAATATCCTTTCTGTCGTGCCCAGGTGCACCTTGCAACCAATGACCTACAAATAGAAAGCAAAATTGCTCTTTTATATCCCCTAATGAATCCTTAATTGTTTCAGGAATTTCATTTGTCTTTTTATATATAGCTGTATCAAGGCCTTCAAATAAAACTTCAATAGGCGTTTCTACTTTAAGAGTACCAGCTTTTGCTTGAGTTTCTCTATCTATTCGATCAAATGCTATTGAATCAAAAACATGTTTTGAGTGAACTGATGGGACTATATTTAAATCCATTCTATTCAATCCTTCAATCCATGGCATAGAGCATGCTGTTGTTTCTATACCTGCAGTTACACCTATATTATATTTTCCAACTTTTTGAAATTCATTCGGCACAGATACTTGAATAAATACATCAGGCTGTTTTGGTAATGTGGGCTGTTTTAGAATACGATGTATCATCTTCAAATGATCGGGATTAGATTTATCTAAACCTGTCATAGGACAATCACCCCATCTCATACTTATTATCTTGATATCATATTTATCACTATATAAATCAATTACAGATTTAGTTATATCCCTTGTGTGATCACCATACCCAGATCTAGTTGCTATTGGTCCCTGTATTAGTAATATCGGTTTCATATCATCTCTCCTACGTTATATAATGTGTGTTTAGCTTTTGGTGTCCATTTATCTAAAGTTGAATCTATATGCTTAATAAATCTATGTCCCATTTCAGTTGCGGACATTCCGATTTTAGGATCTGTAACAAACTCTCTTCCTCTCAATCCATATTCTCTTCTTTGGTCTTTAGATGTATCATACCATTCTCTCAATCGTTTAGCAACATGTTCAAATTTACATCTATCATCAAATATATATGGTGTTGCAGGCGAACCTTGTAATGATCTATTAGATGGGAATACTGGTTTTGCCCAAACTCCACATTTCTGGTATCTCTTATCATGATTAGATCCCCATTCTGCATTGAAATCATCCTCAGTAAGATAATTACCATCATCATCCATAAATCCACAATGATCTTGTAAGCCTCCCGTAACATTATTAATAATAGGTGTTCCGCTCATTAAAGATTCTGCTCCCGATAATCCAAATCCTTCATTGGATGCTATATTAACAGTCACGTCTGCTATATTATATAAATAATTCATTTCCTTTTCGGTAACTTTCTTTCCTGTAAACATCACTCTACCAGTGCATAGTTCTTTTATTACTGCAGGTAAATCAGTTCCATTATCATCAACTTTATCAGTATGCATTAATAATAATGCATCATCTTTTTCGTCTTCTGGTAGTGTTTTAACAAACTCATTAAATGCTAATATTAAATCCCCTGGGTTTTTTCTTCTGATATTTCTATTGTTCCAATATACTACAAAACTTGGTTCTTCAATATTTTCAAATAAGGTATCTTTGAAATTTAAATATTGACCATATTCATCATGCGTTTCTTCTATCGGAAAGAATACCTTTTCATTTATACCATGAGGCACGTAATTAATTTGCCACTTATCTTTAGGATATTTTCTTACAACATTTCTAACAATATTTGTAGTCTGTTTTGATATACACATTAATTGGTCACATGATTCATAAAATGGTTCATTCCATCTTGGAAATGGTAAATCGTCCCATATTGTATAAAACATCAATGGCATCATTTGTCTAATTTCATGTTCCATTTGATATAACCAGATCCAAAATCTTGGGTCTGTAAAATGAAGTATGGCATCAGGATTTTCCATTTGGATAATCTGTCTTAATAGCATAGGATTTCCATACCCCGATGTTGGATATACCTTACAATATGGGTCTACCGCACCCTGTTTTTTAAAGTCCTCGGCTAGATCAACTATTTTACCCTCTTCGGGATGTTTTATTGCTCCACCTAATTGGACCCAATCAAAATGATGAATTGTCTGTCTAACAATTTCCTTTGATACAGTCCCAACACCACTATGTAAGCGCATGTCATCACTCAATAAAAGTATTTTCTTTTTTGCCATAACCTTTTTTCTCCTTATAACTTAGATCCTAGATGATCTATTGTTTTAATTTTCTTCCTAAATTTTGTATCGTTTAGATATAAATGCAGTGCTCTGTTTACTAATTTTTGTAAATTCATATCTTCCTCAATGCAATCTCTTTTAAATTTTTTTTGTAGGTCGATCATTATTTTTACTGACGTTAATTTTGTTGTCATAACTTTTCTCCTCTAATGTATATATTCATATATAAATATACGTATATAGGAAAAATCAGTCAATAATTACACATTTTTTTCTATATTTTTTTGCCTCGTTTAATGTATGATGAGAACCATTTGCTTTTGTATTATTTGGAATAAATGCTATAATTCTATCAACATACTTTGCCATCATCGTATTTCTAACAAAAAAATTTTTTGGCGAATATGGTTTACTATAAAAATTTTCATTGCATGCAGAATATAAATTATGGACCGTGTGAGCTGGATTAAACTCCATATATTTGCATCCCAATTCTAATGCATACTTTTTAGCGTATTTATCTGCTCCATCCTTTGCGCCACCACTAACAATTAATAATTCATCACCGATCCTTTTCTTTAATTCAAATATCGTATTTTTTATTTTATTACGATTTTCATATTCCCGACTACCTATAATTGCTATTCTCATATTTCTTTTTCTACGTAAACGCATGTATCACCTTCATCAAAACCTTTTTCTATTAATAGAGGTAAACTCATTGGCTTTGCCCAAGCATATGCTTTAAATCCTTTATAATTTTCTTGCACAAATTTCCAACGTGTTTCCCATAACCTTCTAAATATGCCCTTTCTTCTATAATCCTCATGAACCCAGGCATCTAAAAATTTTAGTCTTCTTCCCGATTCTTGTTGCATTCTTATATGTCCCACACATACGTCGCCAAGTGTTGCAATCCAGCCATGCTGAGTATGTTGCGTTGTTCCCGAAGGCGGAACGTATATAACTTTGTAGTCCATAATTGTTTAATAAAATGCTTGAATTCATAATCGGTATGTTCATTAATAAATATCTTATTTTTCTAAAATTCTTTCTGCTTTTTTACACAAATTTTCATCTGTTCTAAAATCACAATACTTACAGTGTTTATTATTCTTTCCTGCTACTGCTGGGAAGTTACCTTCTGTATTATATGACCCATCCTCATTAAAACAATTCGCTACAAATGCTTCAATACTTTTATCTAATTTATTCCTAGTAGGTTTGCCCGATGCTGGAACAAATGTTTGGATCCTTTTCATTGGCCATTCTGTGTCATGAGCTATTTTTCTTCTAACAATAAAATACTCTAAATCAATCTTCTCTACATCTATATTATATTGTTTTGCAAAATATGTTTTATATAAAACCATCTGTGATGTTTTATTTTTATCTGCCTTCTGCCATTTATTCCATCCCCTAGTAGATGTCTTAATATCATATATCTTATATCTATCTGTTCTTTCATCATACATGACAATATCAATGAATCCCTTCATTATAACATTTTCATTGCATTCCATAGGCATTTTAATCGGCATTTCAATTCCGATTAATTTTGTTCCCCTTTTACTAAAATAAGCACCTCTTTTCTTTACAAAATATTCTAGGATATCTATACCATCATATAAAAATTCAACCATATCACTTTGTGTGGTGAATTGTTTACCGCCTGTAATAGCCATATTCTTTTTGTATTCCTTGGCCATAAAATCTTTTAATAGTTTAGGCAAATCTAATTCATCTGCAGCCTTAGCAGAATCTTCATACATTATACCTAGATATGATTGCAATGTCTCATGAAATGCAGTTCCAAAGGTTGTGTGTATATTAGGGGTAAATTCCTTATTACCATCCATGTAATTTATCTTCCAACGTTTTGGACATTGGTCATACATAGAGTATTGAGAATATGATATATTCCGCTTACCTTTTACCCCTGTTAGATCATATATTGATTTTAACGCCATTTTCCGTTGCTTACTATTTGTGCTATTATACCATAAATCGATAAATCCTGGAATGTATCCTTTATTGATTCTGATTTTACATTTGCCTTTTTATTTAATAAAACTAATTGTTTCAATCTATTAATTTTATCATTTATTCTAAACCACAATCCTGTCATTGCAACATGGACTTCTTCCTCAGTATCTAAGTTGGATCCAACAGAGATATTTCCTTTACCATAATCTAACATCTTCCCTGCAAACAATTCATACTGCTCTAATGAGACTCTTTCATATGCCTTGGCAATTTCAGGATATACCTTTTTTAACTTATCTCTATTATTTGTCATCTTTTAACCTTTATTATCTTTTTTATATCTTTATCAGTATGCCCATACTTCTTTAAGATATTCTTTAATTCTAATATACGTAAATTATCTGAAAAAAACAAATCTAAACACTCTTTTGTTTCGGTTTTTGATATCTCAAAATGCGAACTAACAATATTGATTAATTCTGGTGTATATTTTATATTTTTCGGTGCTTTAATATATCTCGTATACAATTTTTGTTTTGGAAATATATCTGAGTATAATTTATAATGTATTTTTTTGGGTAAACTATAATGTTTTTGTATTACATTTACAATATCAATGGCAGCAGGATTCATGCTAATCCATCTATTAATCATATATGGTGTATATGATTTCCAATCGGATTCCGAATAGGTATTAGGATCCGTTTTTTTATGTGTTATATCCGCTAAGTGTTCAAATATATTTTTAGCCATTATCTACAGCACCCGAACCAGCCTTATCTCCAGCCTTCGGGATAAAATCATCATTAACGTGGCCACATTCTGAACATTCAAATACTTGTAGAGGTATTAAAGATGCTTTACCTGTTGGTGAATATACTGCTGATATTTTTTTGAACATAACAACTTGTCTGAATGTTGGGTTTCCACACTTTTCACAACAAACATCTTCGCATTGATCTAAACTTACATTCATTTTTAGACCATCTTCTTTTCGATTAATATTTTTCATTATATTTCTCCGATTAATTTACTAAACATTGCCATAACGTTTATTTCTTTATCTACTACAAATGCATCTTGATATTGTGCATCTGAAATTATTAATATTGTTTTCGCAATATTGTCGGGAGCAAAATCATCTATATTATCATATAAAAATCTGTATAGATCTTCGAATGATTTTACTTGGCTTTTTGCTACGATATTTCGTATTGTGTTAAAACTCTTATTGCCTTTCAATTCTTCTAGAATCTTAACCATATAATTAGATTCTAACATTGACTGTTTATCAATAACAATTCTACCATCTACTACCTGTCTTTGTAGTGCATTTATACTCCTACGAATATCTGGGTATGTTGAATTTACGATCTGAACTAATGCGTTCGTGTCCATTGTCACATCTTCCTCAGCACATATATTGCCTAACCTAACAGCAACTTCCTTTCTTGATGGTGGTGTAATTCCAAACACCTGACATCTAGATTGTATTGGGTCTATAATCTTTTCAACATAATTACATGTCAATATAAACCTAGTTGATTTAGAAAAAGTCTCCATTAAATTTCTTAATGCGGCTTGGGCGTTAGGTGTCAAATAATCTGCTTCGTCTAATATAATAACCTTATATTTTCTAAACCCAACAGAACTTGCAAAATCTCTAATCTTAGTTCTAACGGTATCTACATTATTTTCATCAGATGCATTAATATAAAGATAATCACAATCTATATTATTTGTAACAATCTTGGCTAGAGTAGTTTTACCAGTTCCTGCTTTACCATAAAGTAGTAGGTGGGGAACATCGCCATTTTTCAAATAGATTTCTATTTTACTTTTTAACGTATCATTCCCCACGTAACCTTCTAATGTATCAGGTCTATACTTTTCTACCCATAATGTATTTTCTTGTGTCATATATTAATATACAAAAATTATTTCGTTTCTTCAACTTTTTTAGGTAAAATATTTGATAATGTTTCAAGTTTACCATCAGCGTCTGATATGACTGATATTAATTTATCACATTCCTCTACTATATCCGGATGTTCCCCAACTCCTACAGATTTATTCATATAGTTGGTTAAATTAGCTATTGCTCTTAATCTGTCAGCATTATATTTAGCTGTTAATGCATTAATTATTTCTGTTGTCATATTATTCCTCTCTTACATCATCGGCATCATTGGTGCCGAATCCTCTTTGTCAGTTTTAGCTGACGTAATTACACATTCTGTTGTTAATAATGTCCCTGCTACAGAAGCTGCTTTTTGTAAAGCTGTCTTTGTAACTTTTGTTGGATCTATAATACCCGCATCAAACATGTCTACTACAACTTCATTTCTTGCGTCATAACCACCTGTACCATTATATTTTGACGCCTCTATTTTATTCCAAATTACTTCAGAATTTAATCCAGCATTTCCCATAATTGTATCAAATGGTTTTTCACATGCTCTAGATACAATCATTGCACCGTCATTCTGATCCGAATTATCGTACGTTCCAAAATCAATACCATTAACCGCTCTTTTTAATGCTACTCCACCTCCAGGAATAATTCCTTCATCTAGAGCTGCTCTTGTGGCATTCAATGCATCTTCAACTCTATCCTTCTTTTCCTTTAATTCAAGTTCTGATTCTGCACCAACTTTTAATATAGCTACTCCACCTGATAATTTTGCTAACCTTTCTTGGGCTTTTTCTGTTTCATAATCAGATGTAGAATTATCAATCATTGTCTTTATTTCTTCGCACCTTGCTTCAATATCTTCTACTGAACCTGCGCCATCTATAATTGTTGTATATTTATTAGTTACAGTAATCATTTTACATGTTCCGAAATCATCAGCAGTTACCTTATCTAATTTAAGACCCTTATTAGGACTAATAACCGTTCCACCAGTTAATGCTGCTAAATCTTCCAAACATTGTGTTCTTCTGTCACCAAATTCTGGTGCCTTAACAGCTGCCACTTGCAGAGTACCTCTCGCTTTATTTACAATAAGTCCTGCCAATGCTTCACCTTCTATATCTTCTGCAATTATAAATAAAGGTTTGTTAGCTGCGATGGCTTGTTCCAATACCTTTACCAGATCCTTTAATGATGAAATCTTTTTATCATATAATAATATCCAAGGATTTTCCATTTGAACTTTTAGTTCTTGTTGATTTGTAATAAAGTAAGGAGATAAATAGCCTCTTTCAAATTGCATACCTTCTACAACTTCCAATTCATCTTCTGCCACATTGTTTTCTTCTACAGTAACAACACCCTCTCTTCCAACTTTATCCATAGCAGCTGAAATTAAATTACCTATACTTTCATCGCCATTTGCACTAATTTTACCCACTTGTTGGATTTCTTCAGATGACTTAACTTCATTACTCATGGTATCTAGGTCTGTAATAACTTGCTTAACAGCTTTATCTATACCTCTCTTTACTTCAACAGCATTACCACCACTGGATAATGTTTTTAATCCTTCTGCGAATATAGCTTGTGCTAAAACAGTTGCCGTTGTAGTACCATCACCTGCTGCATCGTTAACTTGATTTGCAACTTCCTTTACCATCTGTGCACCTGAATTTTCAACTGCATCTTCTAAGTCGATTTCTTTTGCAACTGAAACACCATCTTTTGTTGATACATGTTCATGATCCTTTTCAATTACTACAGTTCTACCTGCAGGTCCTAGTGTTGCACTAACAGCATTTGCTAATTGATCAACACCTGATTTTAATTTCTTTCTTGCTTCGTCGTCGAATGTTAAAATTCTAGCCATTATTTATCTCCTTTAATAATTAATAAAGTATCCTGTTCCTTGATTGTAACATAATCAACTTCATCTATAGTTATTTTATTTGTTCCAAATTTTGCATAACCAACAATATCTCCTACCTTAGTCTGCATATGGCCTCTCTGACCATTTTCTAATAATTTTCCAGGTCCTACTGCAATCACCTCTCCTTGATTTGTTGCTTCCTGAGCCAAGTCTGGCATAATAACACCCCCTGATGTGACTTCCGCAGCATCAATTGGTTTAATAAGTAATCTGTCTCCGATTGGGTTCATAACTCTCTCCTAATTAATTTGTTTTTGTATTAAATAATACGTTGTTTTATACTTACTATCACTGAATGTAATTCTAGCTAATCCATCAGAACTTATTTCCAATTTCCCATTTTCCATATCCTTATTGGATAGTAAGATTTCCTTAAAATAATCACTTGAGAATGAAATGTGGTCTAAGTTAGAATCACCTTTTGTTAAAATATTATATTTTATTCTATTACTATTAATAGCCGAATAACCTATTATTAGTTGTGGGTTTCCTTTATCTACAATCGTAAAATAATCAATATCTGATAATGCATTTTTAGCTTTTATAAACTGATTTATAAAATTATCATCGATCGTAATTTCTGTTGTAAATTTTGGTAGTTCTTTTAGGGTAGGAACTTTTGGTATGACATCAGGATCTGCTAATACATAATCCGTATTCATATTTGTATCGCTTAATTTAATTCCAGTATATTTTTCATCTACTTTGGATAATGATAATTTAATATCATCTCCTAATATTGATAACATTTTTAATAATTGTGATGTGGTATAAATACCAATTGAACAATTTTCTAATCCGCTATCTTTCAATATCACCTCACCCATCATTGTCTTATCTTCGGATACAAAATTTGTAGATAATATTTTATTATCACATTTCCATTCCACCGATTCAACTGTATTGCCGAGCGAGTATTTCTGTATAAAACCTGTTAATGTCTTTTTATTCATAACCTTTTCTTCCTATTTATAATTATTCATAATATACAAAAAATATATTAAAATTCAAAGAATTTACTAATAATTTTTGCATTTTTTTCTGGTAACCTTCCCCATTTCATTGCATCATAGAATGCTGATAATTTATTCTCTAATTCACCTCTAAAAATTCTATCATAGTCGATATACTTTTTTATAAAGTCTACTATTTCATCAGGATCATCGTAACCTTTTAATGCACAAGATTCTAGTCCCAATTCATTATTCTTTAGATACACCCATTTAATCTTATCACCATCTACAATTTTACCTTGATTTTGTTTTCCATAATGTGTTATCAGATCATTATAATT